AAAATCTGGTATGTTAGCAGTAAGATCATCACGATTGAGATATGTTGCTATTGTAGATTTTAAATTTGCGTAAGTATCTATTGCCATTATACATTTCCTTTATAAATCCTAAAGTGTCTATTATCTGGGTTGTTTAACCACTTTTTAAATCTGTCTTTGTCAATAATGCGACCTGCATTTGACATAATTCCTTGCTGTGCAAGTTGTTGAACAACAATTAGAGGTATTGATGCTACTTTATACATTTTAGCATCTTGCATACCACGAACTTTATATAGATCGTTTTTTGACTCTAATTGATTACGTTCTAATATTGGTTTAATATCTTGCACATCTTCAAAATGATATTTGTTTTCTGACTCGTCAATGTGCATTTTTGTTTTGATAACCGAGTCGCTATTTTTGTTATCAATCCAAAGTTTTTTACTCATTTATTTTTTTTTCTTTGCTCTTTTTTTCATACCTTTTTTCTTCTTTTTGCTACTAGCAAAAATAGGAGACTTTTTTTTGTTTACTCTTTTTTTCATTCCACGCATGATTAATCCTATATGTTTATGTGTTAAATAGGAGGGGCTATTCCCCTCCTAATCCTTTTCTACAAAAATTATGCAGTTAAGTTAAAAATACCAAAGTTAGCATTTGGTGATCTTGCAGTTAAAGTCCACTCAGCTAAGAGTAGTCTTTTTTCGTTGTCACCAGATGATGCTAATTCTTTTGTTTGGAATGGTCTTAGGTAAGAAATTTCCCATTTGTCCATTTCCAAAATATCAACTCTGTTTGCGTTTTGATGTCTGTCTGGAACGAAACTTACTTCGCCAAAATCAGATACATAAACATCAACAGCACCGATAACAGTTCTGTCATCAGCATTTTTGTATAGAGTTGCTACACCAGAAAAAGCAGATGCTAATTGTTTGTGTGAAGCAGACATTAATACTACGTCTGGGTTTCCACCTAGTTCGTAACATTTTTTAAGTCCTGCTTTTAACAATGCTTCTGTGAAAGTTCTGTTAGAACCACCTGCAATAGCAGTTGCACCTGTACCTGCTGGCGAAGCTGATGGTGAACCACCTACAGAGAAATTACCTGCAGAGCTTGATGTTCCTGCCTCGTTACCTCCGTACCAAGTTCCTACTGATGCTGATTCTCTAGCAGTGCCAGATGAACCAGATGCTTTTGCATTTTCAATACCAATGTTAGCATGTTCAATATCTCTTTTGAGTTCTTTACCCATTTTTGCTAATTGGTAAGCTAGTTCGTCTCCTCTACCTGCGTTTGTTACCGCTTGGTCTGAGCCAGACACACCTACTGTTTTAGCTGAGATTTGTGTGTTGTTGTTTAGTCTTACAGTTGCCGCTCTACTTCCGAGTGCATAATCATCGCCCTCTTTTTGAGCATTTGTTCCAACTGCCGCTAGTCCGTCTGTTTGCCACTCATGTAAAGTTTGAGCCGCAGTACCGCTTGCCGCATTTGACATAAAAGGTGTTTCAGTTGGTGCTATGTTATAGATAACATCAGCTAAATCTTCTCTTATACCAACACGATCAAAGGTCTCTACTGTATTATTAGGTACAGCCATAGATTACTCCTTATTTGTTGAAGACCAAATCCTTTATCACCGATTGTGCGTCACGAATTGATCCTGTTTTTTTCAATCTCTTCATTCTGTTATTATGCTTTACTTCTTTTTCAGAACTTTCATTGACATTGGAAGCATTAGGACGAACAATTTTAGGAGGGTTGTTAACTTTTTTACCAGAGAGTTTGGTTTTCTTTAACTGATCGTATTTATAAGCATCAGCTAACATCAATACTGCACGATGATCTACCATCATTGCAAGTTCTTGATCTGAGTAACCATTTTCTTTTGCGTAAACTTTTAAATTATTAACAAACTGATCCCTCTTCTCTTTGTTTTTATAGATTGGTAATTTTTCTTCAAGTAACTGACGTTCTTTTGCAATATACTCGTCATAGACTTTTTGTTGCTCTAGTCGTTGTTCTTCTTGAAGACGTTGTTGTTCAGCTTGTGCTTTTTGCAACAACTCTTTATTTCTGTCTGACTCTGCTTTTTTGCGTACATACTCAGCAGGGTCTTCTTGATAAAGTTGATCCCAATTTATATCCTCTTGTTTACTGCCTAACTGTTTAGAAAATTCATCTAATTGCTCTGCATAATGAGAACGAGAGTTTTTGACCGCTTCTAACTCTTTTGCTAAGTTTGATTGTAAGCCATCAATTTCTTTTCGCTTATCACTTAGCTCCATCGTTTTTTTAGTATAGTCTGATTCCCTAGAGTAGCCTTTCATTAGTTCATCGAGGGTAACTTGTTGTTTCTGTCCATTGACAGTAACTTCGTAAAGTGTCTCTTCACTAGTAGAAGTAGCTTCTTCGTTATCTACTATGTCGTTAACATCTATATCGTCTGCTGTAAGTTCCGTGTTGTCTTCTACAAGATCACTTTCTTTACTTTCTGATACTTCTGTTGTTGGCTCTTCGCTCCTTGCAGTCTCGTTATTTAAAAGGGTGGCGAAAGCCTTTGCTGTTTCATCTGTTTTATAGGTTGGTTTTGAAACAGCAGATTCCTGTGCAGGTGTGTCTGCCATTGTAACTCCTTAGTTTAGATTATTTATCAATCTGCTTGGAAGCAAGTGTTCCTGTTTCCATTACAGATTTTAGTTGCACCAAAAGGACATTTAACATTTTTTTCATCATGTAAATTTTTTCTCGTCCCTCTGTGTCTCTTACAGGTGAATTAACCCATTCGTTGTCTAATTCACTTGAAACTTTTTGTACTGCTTCAACAAACATTTCATCTTCTAATATTTGTTTAGCTTTAATTCCTCGTTGTTTTTCTTTTTCTAAATCCACTAGAATCCTCTTCGTATTCCTCTGTCTCTATCTGCCAATGCTTGATTAATATTATCTGTTGCTTGTTGTATTGTTTGATTGTTTACAACTACGTTTCCTCTTTGCATTTGATTATCAGATGTACCACCTCTACCTGTTCCGTAATTTACACCGCCTTGTGTTTGTTGTGAAACAGCAGGTAATGGTGTGCCAGAAGTAAATGTATATCCTGTGTTGCCACTTCCATCATTTGAAACTTGTTGATATGTGTCTCCAAATACATCAGTAACAGGTTGACCTAGTGTATTTTGTGGTAATGCACTTTCTATACCGCCTGTATTTGTATTCATGTTTTTATTACCAATATCAAATATTGGATTTTGGTTTTTATCAAAGTTGCCTGAAAAATATCCTCTCTTCATTAACTCTGTCATAATAAAGTTTTGTCTCATTTCATTTTGTTTACCAAAAGGTAATTGGAAATATAAAGGCATCATTCCGCCTTTCATTGTAACTTCTGTTCCTTTGCTTGGTAAATATCCAAGAAGACTATTTTTTAAAAAACCATTTGTAAGATAATCTAATAATTCTTCATCACTTGCATTACGCATTTGATCTATAGACATGTAAGGTCTTTCTTCTACATTGTCGTCACCACCACTATTTTCATCATACACAGATTGACCAAATTGTTCTATTGGTTGACATACTCCGTCAACTAACATGAAACCCTCTGGGCAAGGATCGTCTGGTGGTTGTGTTGCTGTAAAATCTAATTGTGGATTAGGGTATAATGCTGATGGGTCTAGTGTGCCTGCATTTTCTTGTTCAGTTCGTAAGTCAAAAAAAGGATTACGAAATACTCCTGCACTATTTACATTTGGTGTTGGTGCGTTGTTACCACTAATATAATCATCAATTATATTTTGTGCATTTTTCGTATCTCTAAATGGTGTAAATATACTCATTAATTAATTCCTTGCTCTATAATCTTACTTGCTAGTTTTTCTTTTTCTAAACTTTCTACGTTTTGATCTTTAATTATTTGTGCGGCAAGTCTTTGCTCGTCAAGTTCAAGTTTTCTGTTTTTAATATCCATGTCCGCCATTGCTTTTTGTCTTTGCAGTTCTATTTGATCTCCTGCTAGTTTAATTGCAGGGTCAGGCTGTTTAGGTTGTTGTGGTTGCGGTGGCACAGTTGCAGGGTTAACAAAAAATTGACTTGCATCTTTGTAACCTGCGTTTTCTAAATATTTTTGTAGTGTGTTGTAAACATTTTGCGGGGTAACTAATGTTCCCATACCACCTGCTTGTATTAACTTTTCTTGTACGTTTAATACTTGTTGTAAAACTTGTAATCGTTGGTCTTGGTTTCCTGTTCCAAGTCCTACTTGTACAGTAGCTTCGTATTTAGTTGACCACTCTCTAGGATTCATCGGTACAAACTGACCACGAAGACGTATAATTCTTTCTTGGTCTTGGTACTCACAAACAATCGCTAGTATATTTTTAAATATATCTTTTACACCCTCTGCAAAGTTTCTTGCTATCAACTCAACTCTTTGTGTTGAGGCTTGCATCATTTGATTTACAGATGTTGCTGTCGTATGTGATTTATTAATTGTGTCTGGATTAAGTCCTAAGTTTTGTTTTGGTACACCAGATCGTTGTTCTTTTAATTCTTCTATCTTACCAAGCATCGCTAAACCATCATTTAAGAAGTTAGGAGTTTGTAAAGGTGTCACTGCGTTAGGATTTTTTACTCTAACTATACCACCTGCTCTGCTTGTCAGTAGATCATCTAGGTTTGCTTGTCCGTCAACAACTATTGTTCTAGCATTATTTTGGAAATACATATTGTCTAGTGTATTTCTAAGAATAGTTGTTTTAACTAATTGTAAGTCTGCAAGAAGATCATAAAATGATAATCCAAAAAAACGAAATGGCATTGGTATTGCACATACCATTGCAAAAGGTATAAGCGGTATTTCTTCGTTTTCTAAGATTACATAATTGTTATAACCACTACCACCTACTGTAATTTTTCTTAACTCTGCAATTCCGTCTCCGTCCATGTCCACTTTCATGTAACATTCAGTGATCTGAACAACCCTTAGTGCAGGGTCAATCATGCTTGCATCTAGATCAGTAGTTTCATCATCGTAACTTCTTCTTACAACAGCTTCGGTATTAAATATTTGCTCTTCACTTGCAGGAAGACTCTCAACCTGTTTTCTATCGTAGCCCATATCTATAAGTTCAGATACAGTTTTCATTACTCGCTGTGCAATGAAATCACAATCTTGTAATGATGTTGCTCTTTTGCTTACTAATACTTCTTCTGGTGGTACAGGGTCTATTTGTACTCTAGAATAATCTTCTACTCTTTTAACTTCTACATCATATACAGTTTGAGGCATACCCATCATGTCCTCTTCTCTGCTATCAACACCAATAATTTCTACTTCGCTATCTATAAGCAATGCTTGGTATTCTGCTTCTGTTAAATTTTTATATGATTCTTTTTTCTGCTCTTTAGATGTTTTCCAATACACTTTACAAAAACCATTTTTTTGTAGCAGTGCTGTTTTAAACATGCTGTGCAGTATGCTAAATCCATTATTATCTTTTGTAAAAATGTGATTGCAATAATCAGATATTTGATCTGCGTAAGGTACGTCTTGCGGTTGTGTTGGATCAAAATTAACTATCTTGTCTTGTTGCGTAAACATTCGCATGAGGCTCGGGAGGATTGCCTCAACTACTTCAAGCAAATCTTGACTTACTACACTAGACCTACCCTCTGTTTCATTACCAAAAGGCTCGCCTAAATAATATTTTATTGCTTCTTTTCTTTGTGTTGCTAGTTCACTAGAATAAAACCCTAAAGAGTTTTGTACTTCCTGTGATATTAAAGATAATAATTTTGTCTTTGATAATTTTGCCATTAAATAATTCCTAGTTGCGGGTACTCAATTTCTGTACTCCATTCACTTGATTGATTTTTTCCTACTGCAAAGTACCTAAAACTATCGGCACTATGCGATGTCCAATCGTGGACGGGTCTGTTTTTTGCTTCACCTTTTTCTGTTGTAGCCCATCTGTATTGACGAAGTGCATCTAGTCCATCTTTGCACTTTTCATGGTCAAACCAACACCTACTTAGAATCATTCTAACTGCGTTGATACCATCTTCAATACTCAATTTAGGAACTATAGACGTTCTAAGTCCTAAACTTTGTGCTGTTTCTAGTCTTGATACACCTGTTCCTATTTCTCTCACATTTGCATCGTGAGGTAGGTAATGTGTATCGTAAATATATCCTTTGTCTTGGAGTGCGGAAGCATAGTATTCTAAACTTTCACCGCTATCTTCAAGATAGTCTATAATGTGAAAAGCACTACCTTTTTGTTGGACAAACCATATAGCAGTTTTATCTGCCATACCTAAATCCCAAAAGGTATTTACTTTTATACTTTCATCATAAGGTACTTTTGTTACCCTACCATCATCATCAGCCTTGTTTAGACCTCTTGCATATATTGATCCTATTGCAGAGGAGTCAAAACTACATTCAAATTCTGCCTCGTATATTTCTGGTGGCATTAAAGCCTTGGCTTCATTTAGTTCTAGTTCTGATATTATTCCTGTATTACTAGCTTTAAATGTTTCTGCATACCAATCTTCTTGATGATTTGCATGATCGTACAAAGTCCAAAAAGCATTATGTCCTGCGGGAGTTCCTATTGCTATCATAAAACCCTCTCTATCAGATAGAGCAGGTCTAATAATCTCTGTCCAAAGTCTTGTCGGCATCTGAGCAACCTCGTCTAAGATTACTCCGTCCATGTACAATCCTCTAAGACTATCTGGTCTCTCGCAACCAAGTAACTGTATTCTTCCACCATTGGGTAGATCAGCTCTTAATTCTGTTTCGTGATACTGCACATCTGGTAATACACCTGTATATTCTTTGAGGTAATCCCAAGCAGTACGTTTTGCCATTTGGTATGTAGGGGCAATATAATAATATCTTGGTCTAGATAATCTGTTCTCTAAACACTTCTTTAGTATCTCATTAATACAAAGAACAGTTTTACCAAATCGTCTATGACATACTAGTACGTTAAATCGTTGTAATTTATTGTGTACTTCTATCTGGTGTTGTCTAGGCTTATACGGAATTGTTATCTTCATTATTCAAGATGTCTCTAATCCTAGCCACATCATTACCCTTAACTTGACCCTTACCCATACTTTCTGGGTATCTTGTTTTCTTCTGCATCATGTCCACAAGTTCTTTAAATGGGTCTTTTTTTTGTTTTTTAGGTTTTTTTTTGCTCATATTTAGCCCGTAGAGACGTTTTTAGTCCTTATCTAGTATAATGTGTTAACTGTTGCTTGTTTGTTCTTCTATAGACGTTTTTAAAGCCTTTAGGAAGTTTGTTTTGAGTTAAAATCAGTTCCCATGTTTATGTACAACAGTACATGGGGGTGGTCTGCTTGTGTTTTTGCCTGTATTTGCACAATATAGGCAGTGTTATTGCCTTGTTTTCTGTCATTATTTGTTATTTTGTACAGTTACTGTACAGTTTTGCGTCTGTTTTTGTCTCTTTTTGTCTGTATTAGGGCTTGTCTAGACCTTTTCTATAAGAAAATGATCTCAATGTTATAATAATTTGTATTTAACCTTTATATCAAGCCAAATACCCATTCATTAAACTTATATAACTAATACCTATTGATCTATAATTGAATATAATTCACTACTATTTGACATTAAAAAAGCCCTATATTTGATTATAGGGCTTTGTATATAGTTGTATATGTTATTTGCTTATAGCGTTTCTAAATGTCTCTTCGTTAAATCTAGGATTATCATTATCGCAAATTTCTATCACTTCATCAATCATATCACTTAAAATAATGTCAGTATTATTGGAAATATTTTTGTTATGTCCCCTATACTCTTTGTCATCTTGATTTGATATGATTGCATTTTTAAACATTTTAGCTAGTTTAATATAATCTTTTTTAGTCATTGTTTTACACCCCTTGTTAATAAGTAATGTTGTAAAGCAATAAAGATATGATGTCAATAGATAAAAATAAAAAAAGGCTATGAATTGACATAGCCCCCTTTTATGTAATAATTTAATTAAGTTGTTTGCAATCTTCTAAACTTAATTTATTGGCTTTAAATGAATATTCTCTTTCTATGCCTAAACCGAATTGACCTTTGAAATTTTCTAATTCAGTTAAATCAATATAACCTAATTCTTTTTCATGTAATACAGCCAAACCAAAAGCAATATTTGTTTCTGGATCAAGCTCTGACAAGTACCAAGTTCCAATGCCTGTCGGATTAAATAATTTTACAACAGCATTAAAATCTTTATGCTCTGGCGGATCGTCATTATATAATTTTTTATGCTCTTGATGATTTTTAACTAATCTATCTTTTAAAGACTTTGTTAATAGTTTCATTTTATACACTCCATTAATAATTAATATCTAATTAATACAATATATTAAAATAATGTCAATATATTACTTTACTTATTTATAATAATGTTGTAATGATTTATAAACAATTAAAGGAGTGTAAACACATGACTGATGACAAAATAATACAAAATGTTAAAGACTGGTTAAAAGCAAATCTTAAAGGGGATATTTACCAAATAGACATTGAAGAAGATAACAAAGCATTACTTGAAGCTATTGAAGAATGGCAAGATGAAAAATAGCTATTAGCCCTCTTTATTTAGAGGGCTTTTTTCTTTTAGCTGTGTTCATAGACAATTCTATTAAATCTCTTATAGCTTGCGATCTATTAGGAATATTCACTTGTTTTCTTCTAAATTCTTCTACAAAATTAAATGTTTCATCATCTAGTTTTATTTGTATTGAATGTTCATAAGTTTTTGGTTTAGCCATATCCTGCTTATAAAGAAATAATTTTTAATTACAAGTCTTTTTTATATTGACATTACCGCATTACCTGTATATTACATTATTTAAATTATGGAGTGTAAAATTATGAGTACAGAATTATTTATTACAATATTAATTGTTAATGTGTTTATTTTCTTAACTGTTCAATGGGTTAATGTATGAGTGATTATTCTTATAGAGAATTTCTTGAACTTGGGATTGCTGTTTGTGTTAGCTGTGGAAGTGCAAACATAGAAGAAAATCAAATTAAACAAACAAAGAGCAAACCACTTGAATATTGTTATGATTGCGATTTTGCAGAAGGTACGTCAACTTGTATGCCAAATGATACTATTTTTTATACTAAAGCAGAA